TAAGCCGATTACGCTCCAAGGGGCAATCGTGGACTTCACGCCATTGGGCGTTAGGAGATAGGCATGGTAGATATCAGTAAATATAAAGGCAAAGGACCAGCAGATATTTTTGCTTTAGGGGGCACAGGTCCAGAAGCGAAAGCGGCTTGGCTAGCACAGGATGAGAGTAGATCTGGAAAAGATTTTGGAGACGTAAGCGGCGAATTTAGAAGAGAAGGCAGAAGGTCTGCTACTGGTCAAGAAACCCAGAAGTTTCAGGATTGGACGACAGGCTCTTCAGGTTATACGGATATCTATAGAAAGGGAAAAGCCGGTGAAATAGAAGGTCCAGAGTATGATTTGAAGCAAAGAGGATGGGATGTAGATATACAAGGCTACCCTACAGACTGGAATGTAGTATACGAGGATGATCGTATGGCTATTACTCCCAAGGGGGGGAAGACATATTACAAACCTACAGGTGGTGGTGGCGGAGATGGTGATACCACGACAGGTGGTGGCACTGTAGTTACCGGAGTCCAGCCATTTGCCTTATCCACACTCACTGATGAGATGGATTTAAGTAATGCTATAGCAGGTTTGCTTGATCAGAACAGTCCATTATTTAAGGCGGCAGGGAATGCGGCTATGCAGAGGATGGCTAAACGAGGGTTGGGAATTGTTAATAGCTCCATAGCATTTGGAGAAGTGGAAAGGGCTATACTTGATGTGGCTATGCCCATCGCTAAAGCAGAAGTTGATAACCTTATAGCCAACTTAAATAAAAATACAGAATGGACAAATGCTGAAAGGAAACAGGCAAATGACTATGTGTTTAAAAAGATGCTTGGTGATATAAATAACGCAGCGACACTTCAGTTAAACCTAATGAAAGAGAGCTCTGCTCTAGCGCAACAGCAGATAGAAGCATATGGAACTTTGGCTGGCAGGGACGATATAAACTTTCCAAGTCGTTCTGAAAAATTAGCAGAGGTTTTTGAGGGTATGAATCCATTAGCGCGATACCAATCCTGAGTTGATAAGAAAAGCAGAGAATAAGGATATCTCCGGGATCATGGATCTTGTTAAGGAGGCACATAGCAGATCCGTATCCCAGTTTGTTAAGTTAGATCCTCAAACGATAAGAAAGAATGTGCAGATATGTATTTTATCTGCTGAACATTTTGTTCTGGTAGTTGAATTGGATGGGCAGATAGAAGGAACATTGATAGGGGTTACCCATCAACTGTGGTATTCAAGAAGGAAACAAGCCACGGATTTATTCTTCTATGTTACAGAGACAGGTACGGGATGGGGCGCTAAGTTGATGCGTAGGTTTATCAGTTGGGCTAAAGATAATCCCGGAGTAAAAGAAATCATGGTGGGCATTACATCTGGTATTGGCGATGCCGACAGAACTAAAAGACTTTATGAAAGAATGGGGGCTGTACGAATTGGAGACACATTCGTTGTCCCACAGGAGTAGACTATGGGCGGTATTGTAAAATCAATCGGAAGAGCCGTAAAGAAAGTAGGCAGAGGCATAAAGAAATTTGTCCGTAAGGTCCTTCCCAAAGTTGTGCTTGCGGCTGCCATATGGGCTGGAGTAGCCATGCTTGGCGCGGGAGGTATGACTGGTGCGTTCACCAGCGCAACTGGGGCGTTTGACTTTGGGGCTGCAAACTTCATGAAGGGTCTGTCAACCATTGGAACTGCGGCCAAGGGATTCTTCATGCCCTCTATGGGGCCTCAAATGTCTTTTGCAGACTACAAGGCTGGTGAACTAGAAGGGTTTGAAGGCTTTGGAGACTTTCCATCTGACGCGGTTCTTAGAAGACAGTACATGGATACCGTCTCTCAGGGCATGTCAATGGGAGATGCACTCGCCTATATGACCAAGATGAATCTCTTCAGCACTGGTGTGAAAGCCGCTGCTGGGCTGATGGAGCCCACCGAAGCAGAGAAGCAAGCGAAAGAGTCTGAGAGATTTAGGGCTAATATTCAACAAATTAAAGATGAGGGGGGATTTGTTACAGGTAAAAGCCCGCTTGATAAATACCGAACAGACATTGGCCTTCAACAGCCATCCGAACCTACCCTTGGGAGGCAACAGGCTAATCTAATGTCTGGACCTACTCAGACTCAAGTGGCTCAATCTAGGGGAGCCTCTCCTTATCTATCTAGATCACCCGGCTTAATCACTCAAGCGGCCAATAGGAGGCTAGCGTAATGGCAGAAGAAATTATCGAAGAGACAATGACGCTATCTGAAAAGCCTAGCCAGAGACCTAGACCTATCCCACCCGGCAGAACTATACCAGACGAATCTCCGGGTGCTTTCCTCAATACAGAGTCGATGCCAGTGGAGCCTGAGTTGGTTGACAACCTTCCTGAACCCACGCCTGAAGAAGAGAACCAGATTGATATCTTCCTCGGCACCCTAAAGGATTTCATTTGGGATGAGGGTTACAACACCATCGTAGGGAAGTTAAAGAAAGGTCAGGATAATCTTCCAGAAACGATTGGTGACATGGCAGGTCGCATGGTCAACAAGGAAGTGAAGGCGGCTGATGCTGCCGAAAACCCAGTCTCTAGAGATATTCTTTTTGGTATTGGAGCCGAGGTGGTTAATGAGTTATTCGAGGTCGCCTCACATGAGGGGATTTACAAGACTGGTGGCGAGCAACAGCAACAAGCAGATCAGGGTGAAGCCTTGATCAATGCAGTAGAGAAGTATGGGAACATGGGTGACCCGCAGATGAACCCACAAGGACTAATGAAGATGGCGTCCAACGCTTTAAGTGGAGGCTATCCAGAAGAAGAAATGGTAAGTAAGATGGGGATGCCTGTCTTGCCAGAAATAGGAGGAGCAAATGCCTAACTGGTCTAAAGGATTAGGAGCACTTGGAGAAGGGTTACTCCGTCAACAGGCAATAGGCGGGGTGATGTATGAGCAAGCCGCCGCTAAAGAATCGGCTAGAATCTCTGGCGCTATAAAGCAGGAAGAGCAACAGATCGAAGCCCTTACAGCGAGGTATTCACAGGCGGCTGAGATAGCGCAAGCGGCGAATGAGGCTTCATTGGCGAGCCCTCCCGGATACAATGACAAGGGGGTGATGATATCAGGTGCGGCTGAATTTGAAATGGCTTCAAGATCAATGGCTCAGGCAAAATCTGCATGGAATGATCTGGCCAGACGCACAGGCATGGAGATAAAGGACGTTCCTGTGGACTATGAACCCACGGCTAATCTTATTATATCCAGTCTTAGGAAAGATCAAAAGGGAACTTTACGCCTCCTTATAAAGGAGGCGCAGTCCGGAAAGATATCTGGTACTGCTAGAACTACTATTAATAACCTCACGAAAAATATTTCTGGGGCTGACACTAAGAAAGGAGTGCAAGATGCTCTCATAGCGCAGCTAAAAACAATGGATGCAGATGATATTCCCACGGGCCTAGCGGAGGGTTATGGTAAATTTCCACGCACAGGAAAATCAGCGCTGCCGGAGTACTTGGGGTTGTTTGGAGACGTGGGTGCATCGCTTATGAATTATCCCGGTCAAGTAATAGGGTCGGCTCAACAATGGTGGACAGGGGAACAGACACCTCCTCCATTGCAGATTAATGATCCTTTCATGGGTAGAGAGTGGTGGAGGGGAGCCTTTGGCGACCCTGAAAGCAGATATGGAGGAGAAGGGATGAGTTTAAATCCATTTAAAGGACTAATTACTACAGCGGAGGAAGCGGAAGCAAGGGCTAACCAACGGCAGCGTGGCGCGAGGAAATAACGAATGGCTTTTGCCGCAACCCCATTAAGCCCGCTGTATGAAATGCCAGCGATTACTCCACAGGCCGCTGGGTCTGTCACGGGAGACCTTGGCCTTTCGTGGCAAATAGGAAAGGAACAACTAAAGGGCGCCCCTGCTTGGATGCACGGTGCCGGAGCTTCCCTGCTTGAGAAGGCTGGTTTTGAAGATGCCGCTAGAGGTCATCGGTTCGCCGCTTTAAACATAGCGACGGAGATGTATGAGAATATAGGGGCTCTTGAGTCTCTGTATAGTGGACCGCACAGTTGGCAAGAAGCCACAGAGCAAGGGACGATAGGTTCTTATGCCTTGTGGGGGATCAATGAGGCAGTCAAGCAGACCCCAACCCTAGCCCTCCAGATCATGGGTGCATTAGCCAGTGGAGGTGTGGGATCTGTGCTTGGAAGGTTTGCCCTTGGAAGAGCCGTTGGACTCGTTCCGGGAAAGGCTGGTCGAAGAGCCACCATAGCAGGAGTGGGATTGACAAGCGCCCTACTCAATACAGGCGAGATATATTCCAGCGCCTTGATGGACAGTGGAGAGAACAACCCAGTAGTCACAGGGCTAGCCGGACTCTTGGCTGGCTCTATAGACATGTGGCCGGGATCAAAAGTTGTCAGGGCAATGGGAAGAAGTGAAGATCTCGGAAGCTACATTGCCAATCAGTTCCTTCGAGATAAGAAAAAGTTATCAAGGTTCTACAGAGTCCTTGAGTTGGGTGTCACTGAGGGATTCGTAGAGGACATCCAGACAGTTATTGAAGCGGCCACGGTTAATTACCTAAATGATAATGACCTTGCCCGTGAGTATGTAGACTACGCTTATGGCTTAGTTCCGATCACCGCTGAACAGGTGGCGGAGAGAATGGAAGCTCGTGCCGCAGGCGGTCTATTAGGCGGTCTCCTTGGTATTCCGGGACGCACCTCCATAAGAGTTAGGCCTAAACAAACGATTACCACAGAAGATCTTCAAGAGATAGATGATCAGTTGGTCTACTCTCTTGAGCAATACGAGCGCTACAAGCCTACACCAGATTTAGTTAATCCGTTTGCAACAACAATAAACGGAGCACCCCTCGATGCTACTACTCAGGAAGCATCACAGATTGTACCCCCCGTTACAACCCCCCAAACCAAAGCACAGAAGGACGCAGCTAAGAATTTGCGTCGTGAACAAGAAGAACTAGCCGCATTGAGGGCGTCATTAGGCGTGGTCGATACAGGTGCGCCTACTCAAGAAGCAGAAACCTATCAGGCTATAGAGGAAGCGGCTGCAGAAGTAACAGGAGCGAGAACTCCACCACCTCCAACAGTTGAGGCGGATGTGCGTACATATCTTGGGGACTACGCTGACACTATCCTAGCCACCGAAGCTGAATGGGATTCCATTCATCAGGCTGCCCTAGATAGGCAAGAATACAATTCTATAGCGTCAGAAGTTTTGAATGATGCTCTCGCGGGAAGGCTGGGTGAGTTAGAAGCAGAAGATACACGGCAGATTCAGAATTCTTTAGATGATTGGACATCAGAGATATTAGCTGACGGTTATGTTGCGCTCGCCATTGACGAGAAGACTGGAATCCCATCGAGGAATGATCTAAAAGGCTTGTTGAATGAGGCTGGCTTTACCACTGAAAGATTAAGAGCGATTGGTCATGTGGGCGGATTGGGCGCTACAGCTAAAGTCCTTAATGATACTGTTATCCAGTATGCAGGAGAGGCACGAATACAAGAAGCCAGAAGAGAGGCCGCTCGTGTAGCCCAACTTGAGGCTGATCAGATGGCGGCTGAAGAGAAGGCCAAGAACAATGCAAGGCTAAAGGCATACTTTTCTCCCATCATGGCTATGGTCAGAAGGCAGGGAAATCAGAAAGATAGAGAGTGGCTTGAGCGCGTCATGACTTATCGAACTGCTCTTGGGGAAGAAGAAAGATTGGAAGCCAGAAGAAGGCTGGCCGAATCAAGAACAGCAGAAGAAAGAGAAAAACGTTTCCCCGGAGTGGGAAGACGTAGAGGAGAGAGGGCTACACTTGGATTCCCAGTTGAAGAAGTAGAAGGAGTTAAGGTTAGGACAGGGAGAGCAGGTCGTGTTGTGGGAAGAAGAGTTGCCGCTGTTGGCCCCGGTGAGGTGGTGGGTGAAGTCACCATGCGCAAGGGGAAGAAGCCAGTAAGAGCGGGTAAGAAAGGAAAGGGAAGAATCTTACAGCGAGGTGAATACAAGGTTCCTGTTCGGCGCCCCACTGAACCAGTCGTTGCCTTCGATGTAAGGAAAAGAATTGAAGAAGCAACGAAGGCTGTTGATGATGCCGAGAAGGCTGCAATGGAATTTGTTAATGAGCTTGGGATACTTCAGTTCCAACAGACAGCAGAGTATTACAACCTTATAATAAATGCCTTTGATGAGAGCGAGGTAGGAGGAAACTTTCCTCGTGGCTCTGTCAAGGTAATGTTGGCAGAGCAGGTAAGACTCTTAAAGAATGAGATGGCAACTGCTGGGGCAAAAAGAAAAGAAGTGATTGCTTCTCAGTTGGCTGACCTTGAAGGTGTATCTAAAACATTAGAAAAGGATGTGGAAGTTTATTCCAAAGTTCCCGGAGACATTTGGTATGACCTAGACTTCTTTGAAAAGTCTGTATATTATGTGAAAGGCACTGGTCACGAAACCGTTCAGATGATTAAGAAAGCGATAGCGGATAGGACTGGGAGAAAGCCTGAAGATATTAAGTCGGTGTCTTTGTCTGGAAACTATGTAGTTCACGAAAGACCTAAACACGCAAAAGTTCTTCGCGTGAAGACCGAAAAGAAAAAGATAGGCAATCGTACATTTGAAGCAATTGTTTTAGATGACAAGGGGTTTGCTGTTTATTCTTTGGAAGATGCAAAGCCTCATGAGAGAACCACTCTTCCCGCGAGGCTCATCGCTTACGATGGCAATGATCAAGTCATTGGCGAGCAGATGATTGATGATAAAAGAAATTATCAATTGATAGGTGAACTGTCTGCTTTGAAAACTATTGCTGGGAAAGGAGAGTATCCATCTGTAGAAGAGTTACATCAGGTAGCAAAGAATCTACAGGTCAAGACAAAGTTCTTGGGCGTCCTTACTGTTGGCGGTCGCGCTAAGTTTTTTGAATTGGGCGCATTGGATCTTCCAAGAGATGAACTTAAAAATGTAGACTGGTATGCAGTGTCCACGGAAAAGAAAACAGATGAGGTAACAGAGGAAGGGGTTCTCCAAAGAGACAACCACGTTAGGCTTAGTATGGTGCCTGAGTTATATGAGAGCATGTTGGCGGTAGGGATGCAAGCCAAACAGGCACAGAACGCTACGATTGTCGAGTTGATACAGATTGCAAAAGAAGAGGCTCAGGCCAAGCAAGAGTATCTTTACTTGTTAAACCCTAACATCACAGACGCACAACTTAAAAAGGAAGGGGCGTTCTTTGATGTGGACATGGAACAGAATTTAGAGAAGCTTGTAATAGAGAATTGGCCAGCATTGATGGATGGAGAAGTAGAAGTTAAACCTCTCGGAGATAAACAGACCAACCAACAAATTTATGAGAGCCTTAGAAAGTCTCAGAGTTTTGGTTCAAGAATTATGGGTCAGGCCTATTACGAAGACCAGACGGATTTTTATGCCCGCATGTCCACCCCCCCTCAGAGGCGAGGCGGTGTGGCAATAGGGACGAAGGTTGTAGTCACACCAAAAATATTAAAACCTATTCTTGGCGCTGGTTCCTCTCAGTCCAGTAGCATTCTAGAATCTAACGTCAGAAGAACAAGCGATAGAATGCATACAGCGCGAGTGAGGTGGCTCAGTAATCAACGGATCAGAGAGGAGCTTGATCCTATTGTTAAACGTTTGGAGGCTGGTCCTCAAAATTTTGAACAGATTCGCAACAAGCTGAAAGAGGTCAAGGGAAAGAGGAATGAAGCGGTCAGACTTGAAAGGCTTCATAAAGAAGAGTACGCAGAACTTCAATCGCAGATGGAGAGAGAGGTGGGTAATATTCTGGATCAAGAATACACCATCAAGGAAGTTTTGGATGGACCAAAATATGTTATAAATGGATGGACTCTTAGTCCCGGTGAGTTCATTGTTAAAAGATATTCCGAAGCAGGGGTAGTAAGGTCTAGACTGTCAGAAGAATATAACATTAACAGGAAAGCCAGAGACCTAGCGGAAGCGAGACAAAGAACTAGAGCGAGAGGTGACACGCCCAAAGGGCTTCTCTCTGCTATTGTAGATCCAAAAGAGCGGGGGTTAGAGAAAGCTAAACGAGACAGGCAGTTTTTAAAATCTATTGGGGGTCGAAAACAGGCAGACAAAAAAGCAAGTCAGATGCCCGCTGTCCCAATCACCAGCATGATTGAAGAGGTGAGGAATGATATTGAGACTGCCCTTGCTAACGCTAAGAAAGCGTATGACACCAAGGAAGATTTTACTTTGGATCAGTACGAAAAGGAGAAGGCAAAGATACTAGGGAGTCGGTTGGAAAGAATTTTCCAGAAACTTCTTGATGCTGGCCTGATATCTAAAACAAGATTTAACAGGGTTGCCAAGAGAGAGAAAAGACTCATCAGTCATCGGCTAAAGCGCGCCAGACTTTATAAAGAGTTCCAAGAAGATAAGGACTTTCTGAGTATTGGGAGTTTGCAAGATGTAGATGGTAATTGGAAATCTCTTAGTGAAGTTAAAGACCAATTGTTTGAGGTGGGTGTTGCTTTAAATGTTCCTATCAAAGGAATAAAATTTAAAAAGGGAATGCTTCGTGTGTCTCCTAGCATTGGTTACAGGGCGTTAAAAGCGAGACATGATGAGCTTGCCGAGATAATAGACGAGAGGCCAACCCCACCCACTCAGGTCGTTGAAGAAGAGACGCGACCAATTATGGATTTAAAAAAGCCTTGGAGGTTTTTCCAGACTGAGGATAGACCGAAGGTTGGAGCCAGACTAAATAAGATTGGTGGTTACATGATGGGGGTGAGCAGGTTTGATGATGTCTCTCCTGTCGCTCGATGGAAGAATGAGTTCGGTACAATCATAGACAAGATTGAATTCACTAGGGACGACCAGACGTTTACACTGTACGAGGCACTCGACCCATACTTCCCCAACAACTACACCCGATATAATTCCTTAGAGGAGGCGAAGAGAGCCTTTGACTCCCGTTATTATAAAGCCAAGGCCGGAGTCGCCGCAGGTGATAAGGTTGTTCCTTCTCAGTATGAAGGGAGGCTGAAGTACATAAAAGGAGTGAAGCAGAAAGGCAGGGCAACAGGCCCCACCCCTCGGCAAGGTGTCACGACTGCCGGAGTGATGTCAGAAGTTGAAGCAGAAAAATTAGAAAGAGGGGAGGAGTTTGCTGGTGCAGTTCCTTCTGATGTGCCGGGGTATAGACGCCCAGAGGAAAAGAAAGCCCGCGAGACTAAAGTTGTTACATCGACGAGCTGGCAACAAGGCTACATTGATCAATACTGGCCTTCGGCGAGACGCCTACTTGAGAGGATTCATAAAGTTCCACGATCATTCGTTGATCAAAGAGGAGTTCTCTGGATGAAGGTAGGCCGAGAGGGTAAGGGGCCTGACTTTAGGCGTAGATTTACAGGCTGGGTTCCGGACATTAGACCTAGAGCCAGTGATGAAATATTGAAGTCTTTGGTTCTTGAGGGCGAGTACACTGAAGGGGCGATGCCCCATCTGATCCTAGCCAAGGACAATCTAGGCGGCTCTACCCGCGATGAAGTAATGGAGCGAGTGCAGGAGGCCTTCGGCAGGCAGGTTCTTAACATAGTTAGAGTCGTGCAGTCTCAGGATCAACTGCCCATCAATCTCCGAGTGGAGGATGGGGTCAGAGGCATCACAAGTCGTAGCCAGATTTGGCTCGTTGCTGACAACCTTCCCGACAACAGGATAGTTCCTGTGGTCCTACATGAAATGGGATCGCATGGGTTGCAGGCTATCATGGGTAAGAAGTTTTACCAGAAGCTCATGGCTCAGGTTGCTCACCTTGCAGAGACAGATCCTTACATCGCAGACATATATAAAACCCTTAAAGAAGGAAAGATGAAGGGAGAGCGAGAGGCTCTCATCATAGAAGAGACGATGGCTTACGTGGTAGAGAATGAAGCCATGCGTAACAATGCATTCTGGAGATCCCTGATAGATGCCATCCTCTATGGCCTAGCCCGACTAAAGATGGTGCTCAATCCTAAGTGGATTGGCGCGGGCGATCTACTCGTGCTTGCTAAAGCCTCTGCCAAGGCTCATGCTGCCGCAGCCAAGAACAAGGAGGCTGTGTTCGTAGCCAACTTTCTGAATGCGCCACTCTATTCGTTCTCTGACATCTTCAACTGGAAGGTGGATGAGAATGACTATGCCTCTGGCATCGTAACTGAACTAGGGGAAACTCTAGAGCCTCATCAGACTCAAGGCTTCTGGCAGGATTGGATGGAGAAGGACATGCCACTTCCTGATCATTGGTGGGAGAACTTTCTAGTTATCCGTCAGATTGGGGCTAAAGCAGATAAGCCACCTGTTCCCGGTATCAGAGTTAGAAAGCTGGGAGGGCTGAGATTCCAGATGTGGCCCGGTGAGAATATAGTTAAATGGATCAGTAACTATTTTATTGTAATCCAGAGGATGGAGAAGGCAATAGAACAGCGCGGCGGAAAGATAGACGAGAGCATGATGCCCTCATTGTTCCACGGAGGCTACAAGAATAGAGTCAACTTCCTGCGTCGCCAGTTTCACAGGGCTGACGTACACGAACTGCGTGAGTTCATGCGTGAACATAAAATAAGTGGGACAGATCTACACACTTACCTCTACGCTACTCATGCTCCCTTTCGTAATCTATTATTTAAGGCCAAGGCCAAAGCGAGGAAGGTAGAGCATGCGTCTGGTATAAGTAACGAAGCCGCTGCTCTAATGATTAGGACGCTCCAAGAAAACTTAACCAAAGAAGAGTATACCAATCTAACCAAGGCCGCTAATATCGTTTATAAAATCAATCAGAGGAGGCAGGAGTATCTATTGCAGGAAGGACTGATTGATGAGGAAACTTTAGAGACTTGGAATAAGAACGAAAACTTCAAGAGAACTTACGTTCCATTGCGTGGCATTACTGACGTGGTGAATAATGACTTCTTTGAAGAGCCCCTCGCTCCGGGCAAGTTAGGCATCAGGGGTTATGAATCTAAGGCAGTTGGAGGAAGAACCAGTCCAGCAGAGAACACATGGGCGTGGTCTATCATGCAGATGGATCATGCATTTGATCGGGCAGAGAAGAACAAAGTAGTTAAGTCTTTTGCCAGACTGATCTTGAACAATGAAGATGACTTCAAGAATGACATGATTGTTGTCAGTCGTGAGCAATTCAAGAAGGGTGTTGACCCCGCAACTGGTGGGCTATTCTTAACTGGTGAGAACATACGTGGGCTTCATCCAGAGAATGCGTCAGACCCAGCGCATAACATAGGCTTCAAAGATAATGGTAAGGAGTGGGTTATTGTAGTGCGGGACAAGAGGATAGGTGAGGCTTTTAACCGAACCAACATGAGTGACTCTGGTGTCATCATGCAGTGGTTCTCTAATGTCAACCGATTCTTCAGCGCCATCCACACCTCCCTCAGTCCTGAGTTTGTTCTCGTTAACTTTGTTCGAGACTTTCAGACCGCAATGATCAACTTGCAGAGTGACAAGCAGACCATCGCTCAGTTGAAAGACGTGGAAGGATTGTCCAAGCAGGTGATGAAGGACGTAAAGAATGCAGCCATAGGTTTGAAAGAGTTCATCCGTGAGAACAAAACGGATACTGAATGGTCTGATCTGGCTAGAGAATTCTCAGCAGAGGGTGGACGAATTGACTTCTTTGGATTCAGAGATGCCCGTGACTTTGAGAAAAATCTTAATGATTACATCAAGGATACCACAGCGGCAGGAGCTCGACGTTGGAAGAACCGGATGCTTGAGTTCGTTGGTGAATACAACGCAGTCTTTGAGAATACCATGCGCCTCTCCACTTACAAGAATGTGCGTGATGCTTTTATATCTAATGGCATGGCAGAGGCTGACGCCAAGAGACGTGCCGCTGACGTAGCCAGAAACCTGACGGTCAACTTCTCCCAGAAGGGAGAGAAGACGCAAGCACTCAACTCCCTCTACCTATTCTTTAATGCATCGGTTCAGGGTACTGTGCGTATGTTTCAGGCGATGCTCAGGAGACCTCCGGGTCAGCGAGGCATGACTCGTGTGCAGAAGATCATGAGTAGCATTGCCCTGTTCGGCTTTGCTCAGGGAATCATCAACTCCCTACTAGCAGGTGATGACGAGGATGGAATCAATCGCTACCGCCAAGTAGATCTCAAGACCAGAGAGAGACAGGCTCACATTTACCTTCCGGGGTTTGACGTGTTCATTAAGATCCCTCTCCCCTACGGATACAATATACCCTACGCTATCGGAGACTCCTTGGCCGCTCTAATGATGGGTCACACCACAGGACCAAAGGCGGCATCACATCTGTTCTCCACCACGGTGGATTCATTCCTTCCATTCTCGTGGGGAGGCAGTGACAATCTGCTCATAAGTTCTGCCAAGACCATCTCGCCAACACTCTTTGATCCACTCATAGACTTGGCAGTGAACGAGAGTTACTTCGGTCAACCCATTTATAAGGAAGCCCCCTACGGCTCCGCAGACCCCCCCTCAGAGCGATACTGGTCTTCGACAGCCGCGCCATTTAAATCTGTCTCTCGTTTCATCAACGCGATTACAGGGGGCTCTCAGGTCAAAGCTGGGTGGGCAAGTATCCCGCCGGATATATTTGAGCACATCTGGGAGACTACAGTGGGTAGTGCCGGTAGATTTGTGACTAAGACCACCAACCTAGCGTGGTCGATTGGTCCGATGCCCGGACGCATCACTCACCCGGAGAGCAGGGATATTATCTGGAGTAAGGTTCCCTTTGCCCGACGGTTCTTCCATGATCCTACGGCATCCAAGAACAGATTCGCCTACGACAAGTACTCCTACTACGAGGAATCCATAAGGTCAGCAACGAGTCTTAACACCGGTATCAAGGAAGTCTATGGTGTGGGGAAGATGTATAAGAATTTTCAAAAGAGCGACGACTATAAACTCTTTCGACTCAATGAATACAGGAAGGACATCGCGGGAAGGATCACCAAACTTCAGAAGGATCGAGCCCAGATCAGACGCAATCGTATCATGCGTGACGACATCAAAGAAGATAGGATTAATAACATTAATCAGAAGATGCAGGATCTAAGGCTCAGGCTCGTGAATAAGGTTGATGCAGTCCTAGAGTAATGAAGAATCCTAAGTTAGTCGTGGTTGAGTGGAGAGATATTCTTGGCACCTCCGGATGGGAGAAGCCATCGGAAGTAGATCCTCCTACCTTCTGGACGGTGGGCTACCTAATTACCAAGAACAAAAATACCATTAAGATAGCCGCGACTAAAGATGAGAAGGGCGAGTGGAGTACAATCACTGCCTTCCCATCTGGGTGTGTTACAAAGATTAACTATAGTCCCTCATAATTCTACGGAGGGTGACTGTCTTGACCCCATCGTAATAACCCTCGCCATCCAGTTCCTCTAGCATTATAATACCTCTCCACCACTGGTGCTCGGTGTCTCGACACCAACTCTCTGAGTACTCAGGGTGAGAGAAGCAACCCGCAGACAACCCAAAGATTTTCTGTCCATCAGGACGTGTGTGTTCTGCGTGGTTGTACAGATGTGAATGACCTTGAACGGCGGAGCAGTGAAGTTTAGAAACCAGTGTATGTCCTATGTGGAGACTAGAGATAGGTCGTCCAGAGATACCCGCAGTGAAGTAGTGCGAGAAGGTAATTCCCTCTATCGTCACGCACTGCTTGAAGGGGACAATTTCCCACCCAAACCCCTCGTACTGTAGATCTTCGATGCCTATTGTTCCATCTAACTCCGCTTGAGAGTTGATGGCTCTAGTAATTCTATCCTCATGATTACCTATACACATTACTAAGCGTGGCCTATACTGCTTCTTGCCGTTCCTTCTTTTTCTAGCGTTGTGTATAGTCATCGCCTCGAACAGAAGTTCTTGCGCGTTGACCGCCGCCGCTACATCCTTCTTGTATCTCCTTCCCTCAAATCCTTTAGTCCCCCTGTCGTAAGAAGACAGAGACGGCAGGTCGGCTAGATCCCCCAAGCAAACTACACACTCAGGTTGCTCCTCCATGAGTAGCCGACCCACTGCTCTGAATCTTTCGTTGTTGTAATCCGGGTGGGCATGAGGATCAGGAATGATCATAAGTTTCATGGTAATCTTTCCATGTCAGATAATTTGCGCTGAAGAGTATCTAATTCTGGTTTAGTTAGCCAAGGTACTTGGTCTTCTTCTAATTCTTCTTCCAGTTCATCTACTAGGTTATAAATACAGGACAAGCAAGTGTGACAAAAAGCCACTGGCAAAGTACCAAACTCACCCTCAACCCCACCCTCATCCTTAATATCAAATTCACACCTACAAATTGAGCAAATCATATTTCATATCTTAGATGTAATAGGTATAGGAGCAGATTTTTTATCTGCCATCTTTTTCAGTTCTTCAGCCAGAGCAATTGCCAATGATCTCACTTCTTGAACTATACGACTGTACAAAAAATGTCCTTACTTCATTTTTGAGCCATTTAGATTTCATAATATTTCACACTTGTCCCCGGAACATGCGAGTTCCTGACTTCCGATTGTGTTGTCTTCGTGTTCCTCGATTGCATCCCAGTCGATTCTTGAGATTTTTTTAAACGAGGAGAAGGTTTCTTTAGTAATCTCCTCATAAGGAGCGACCTCATACGAGTGGCTATCATCTGCCCTCGGTAGAAAACTGACACCGCTCAGTATGTCGAAGTTCGAGTAGCACCACGCACCAACCTCCATCCATTCGTCTTCACCTACATAGATTGTAACACTAGGCTTGTGTTCGCACCAGTGTAACGCAAACCTCTTCCAGATTTCAAGGTGCTCTATCGCAGTCACATCATTCCTAGTTCGTGACTTGGCGGGAGACCCCATAGGGAAAGAGAAAACTATAGCCTCTTTATTGTACGGGTCGTCCTCGTATGGAACCCCGGCATCAATGATGGCCTGATTCAATGGGTCTTTTTTGTCTTGCCTAATCCTTCTGATGTACCACTTCGAGTACGAAGGATGCAAGCCCGACCCACCTACGGCAGTGAGTTGGGAGACAGTACCTGACGGCTTGATGCAAGTGATGGCGGCAGATGGGTTGATGTCCAGTTGTCTAGCCCACTTCTCATTGGTCTTGATTGCTATGTCTCTCCACTTCTGCAACTGTTCGGGAGATGCATTCAGAACGATTGGGCAATCAAATACTCCAGTCATACTCACACCGAGGAGTCTTTCCTCCTCTGCATTCTTCTTCCAGATGGGTCTAACGTATCTGAAATCAGTCAGCATGGATTGAATGGTTCCTAGGATAGTGGCGTATTCTACCTTCTTTTCCACATCTTCGTGTCTGTCAGAGGGTCTGAGGATGCATTCTGTGAGGTTGCACACACCAGATGACCGCAGAACGATCTCAGAACAGGGGTTACAGCCGAACTCATAGTCCTTTTCCCTCCTCTCTGGCATCAATTTCTTAGTGGCTTCTCGATTGAAGACACCCCTCTCACCACTGCGTGATTCATAAAGCGCAGTCCACTCCCTCATGTATACCCCCATGTCTGGCTTCTCTGTGTAACACACACTGTTGTTAGCCAAAGCACGTTGGGGGTTTTCAACCCACCACTGTCCTGACTTGGCATGCCTCATGCGTTCATCAGTTAAATTACTTAAACTAATTTCGGCGGCTCTACGAACTCCGCCCACCACCACGCTCTCGCCGTTCCAACACATCAGGTCATGGCACTCAATGCTCGTGAGGCGGCGGCTGGTCGCGGATTTAAAAGTGGCGATATAGTGGCTAAATAATCTTTCCAGTGGATCTGGGCCAGATGCCCTTCCACCAAAAGTCTTGAGTCTTGCCCCTGCAGGACGAATCCTGCTGTAATCTACCTTGGGTATCATCCCTTGATATAGAAGGCTAACCAATTCTCTCAGAGCCTTAGCCCACCCTATCTTGCTATCGCTCACGATGATGGTGGTATCGGATTCATGGAAGTCATCGGCCACTTCTGGCAATCGGTTAATGAACTGACGTTCCACGCTAAACCCTACACCCGTACCGCATAGCAGGACATAGAGGGACTCATCAAAGGCTCGGATATGATCAACCGCCAGATAGGCGCAGTTATATCCCGCCATATTATCTCTGGACAATGCCCCGCTTCCTGTTTCTGGATCTGCCGTCATTAAGGCTCTCATGGAAGGCATTACCTCCATATCCATGATGGCCTCACGGAGATAGTTTGGGAAGTTCCCACTGACGTCACTCATGTAATCGCAGTAACGGTTCACGGTTTCTTCCCATGTTTCCCTGCGTCCTTCAGAGTCCAGATACCTAGCATACCGGCTCTTGTGGATTAACTTCTGATATTCTGAAATCATCCTTCTCTCCCAATTAGTTTCTCTTTCTGGGCTACCACTATTCGATGCTTTGCATGTTTCACGTTTTTGAATTTCTCTCTGAGCCGTTGCTCATTAGACCATATGACAAATTCATCTAAGGTCATAGCGGTGTGGTTCTGGAACCAATCTTCCCAAGGGATTGCGCCTTTAGGGGTCAACTCATGGCGCATAGGCCAGATGTGCCTCGCTAGATGATATATGCGAAAAACCTGTTCCTCATCCTCTTGCCACGAAAGATTGGGGGGACGAAGCCCCCCTCCCTCTCCCTTAGAATGGTAGCGAGTCATCCTCGCTTGTTGAAGAAACTGAAGAACTGTTTTTCTTGGCTCCCATCTGCATTGAGTATGCAACGATACTTGTGGAATGCTTTTCCACTCCTTCCCGGTCAGTGTACTTACTGTAAGTGATCCTTCCCTCCACGTACAGTTCCTGACCTTTCTTCACATACTCGTTAACTGTGTCAGCGAGTTTACCAAAGAACGTAACCTTATGCCAGTCGGTTTTCTCTTTGTCGCCGTAACCGGAGTTAGTGGCAAGGGACAGATTGGCAACTGTATCCCCTTTGCCTGTTTCATTAATGATGGGGTCTGCCCCAACGCGCCCTACTAATATTGCCTTATTCACATTCATCTTACATGACTCTCCTGTCGTGCCATTCTGGGTTGTACTTCTTTACCAACTTCCAAAGGGAGAGAGCATGATTGAACATGGTTTGAAATCTATTCACGTCTTCATGCTCCCATACGAGAACGCGGGGAGAACCCACGTCTATAAATACATTGAGCAACCTGCGACCACTCCCTAAACCTTGGGCATAGGCGGCAAGTTGGGTTCCGTAGTCATCATACACCATTTTCTTTACGTTCGGTTGATCTGGAAACTCTTTGGTCTTGAAGTCTACCACCCATTCATCGTTGTGTAAATCAACCTTACCACCGTAACCGGAATGATGGGCAAATGCTTTTTCGGATACCCACGCCCCACCTTCACTGCTACACACTTCTTTGAGTTTGAGATCCACCGTCTCGCATAATTGTTGATAAGCAACAGGAACGTCGACATTACTGTAGTACTTCTCCAGTTGATCGTGGATCATAGTGCCTCGCCCCATGACATCCTGTTGCTTTTTGTTAAATCTATCCCGCGCTAACTTTTCAAATTCTGGGAACCCTCCGCCAGCACCAAGATTTTCAGCGGAATGGGTTTCAGTCCACAGGGCACCCATTAGTTCGCTCTGAATCCATTTCGTTAGCATGGGTCGGGCTACCACATCATTCCAGATAGTGGAGACAGAAGGCACCCAACCATGCTTTCGTGCATCTCTCAGCGTGGATGGGCGCATCCCATTCTTTCCCTCTACCTCGTAACAGGGATTGCCTTCTTTGTCATACCAGTGGCTCATGAGTCTTGCCTAAATTCTTCTGACTCGTCCTCAGAGTAGACGCCATATTTGTATGCACCACACAGTTTAAGGACGGCTCTTGCCTTGGCTCTCTTCTCTGCCATTTCCACGAGATAGGTGTGGGAGACATTCCCATTTGGGTATGCTCCTTTGATGGCGCTACCGTAACTCTGGACAGCATCTCTCTGGCCTACGGCAACTGCCTTGATAACGGCGAAATCTTTCTCGATCACTTCGCTCTCGAAGGTAACTCGGATATTGAGGTTGTTCTGGATCTTCTCAACTCCGGACAGTTTGATGATTGCCCACTTGCCTTCCTTGTTAAAGATATCCTCTTCCACAACGAGGCCATGTTCCTTGACCAGTTGGTTTAGGAAATCCCTTTTGGTCAGTGGTGGGTTTTCTCCGGCAAGTTTTTTCATACGCGCCTCATGCTTTTTCGTTAACGATTTTAACTGAATGGCATCCACTTCCTTTTCATCTGCTTTCTGCCATTCCTCTTCCTGACGTTGCCTTTCGTTTTGTTCCTGTTGCTCCCATCCTGCGTTAAGCGGAGCCCTTATACCATCAGGACCACGAAGGTCTTCACTAAATTCCACCGTTGCTTCTATTGCTTCTGCTGAATGTCCGTTAGCCATTAGTCGAATATCTCCTCTTTCAGACCGATAAAATCACCGCGCAAGGATTCAATTAGTTCGCCCTGCTCTTTAACGATCCAAATTAATTTTGTTAAAGTTTCATCTAGCGTAAACAATCCTTTCGCATCTTCTTGAGGGAAGGGAATTCCATCTGCGCTAAACCCTAGCACATCTTTAGGTATTAAGTCGTCTATCTTAGCCATGTGTCACCTCGTGGGCTGCTTTTATAACTTTAATGGCTACTGCAAGATCCCCAGCGCACGAATTTAGTAATGCAACGGCGCAAGTGCCCATGTCATCCCATCCATCGGAAATCTCACCTTTATCCAGACTGGCCGCATACATTAAAGTATGTTGCCCCTTTTCTTTATCAAAGATGTCTTTTGGAACCTCTTCCCTAGTAAAACCGTTTGTCTTATCCATGTGTCACCTCCGGGACGTCTGCCCCTAATTCTATACCAAGTTGAACTGCCCTTTCAATCAGTTCAGACATTTCACTTACATTCATGTCCGAGGTTGATCGAAGCCTACTTCGTTTCTCGCCCTTTAGATTTAGAAAATCTTCTGCGCCAAAAACAGATTCAATAATGATGTCCTTGATCTCTCCCTTGCTGTGCCCTGTCTGGTCTGCTATTGTACCACACCATGCATGGAACATGTCATTCTGTTCTAGTGAGCGGTTCTTGTTATAGGGGCGCATGATGACCTCAAGCGGTTGCTCATTATCAATCGACTGATCTTTAATGTAACCAGAGCAGAAGTCTCTGATGCGCTTATCGCGCAGTATCCATCGCTTCACCATCAGTTTACATTCGACCTCTTTACCATGTCGATTGAATCTACTGTAGTTTCAAATCCCTGATCAGTGTCGCCTACTTTAAATGCGGCTCCATCCACCAAGTTAAATATTTCTTTGGTGAGGATGTGTTTGGCGACCTCAACTAAGGATTCATGATCTTCACCATCATCTACCCACAGGGTCAGCATCGCTACCACTTTATAAGGTGTTCGAGTGTTGCCCGGTATTGTGTCTTTACTAGCCATATTAATTGATCCTCTTTCGTATATTCTAACGCATGACACATCTCATGGCAAGCCCTACAGGCGGGAATTGCGTGAAGATCCAGAGGTTTTTGACCCATTCCTGTACCAATTCTGACATGATGCGCGTCAACTCCGTATTTACCACACCCCCAGCAGGGTTGTGTCCTCACCCACTGGAGATATTTGACTTTCCCATTCAAGTATGCTATGGTATCACGCTGACACGGTGCTGTCAACTATGCTGACATATCAGGAAAAAAGGGAATATCTAATGACGGTTTTGTTTCGGTCAAAAAAACTGAGCAAGTCCGAAAAGCTCGTCGCCCTTGCGCTGGCATTTAAGATTGATTATACTGGAGTCACCAGAATGACGCAAGCGGAGATAGGGGCTATGGCATCCTTGACACCCAAAGGAGTTCGCACTGTTCTTCAGCGCCTGACACAGAAGATTCAACTTGAGGTCAGGAAAGAGAAGGGTCGCAACACCTATTACTTTATACAGTGGGCTCAGATATGAGCCGTTCAAAACTATGGGCACCGATTCCGGTCTATGTTCTACAAGACCATAGGCATAAATCTGGTCATTTAAGGGTTTTGGGGGCTATTTTAAGCTGCCCTCAACCTTATTTTCCCAGTCTTGATGAAATAGCAGTCAGAAGCGGTCACCCAAGGAAATATTGTAGTAACCTAATCTCTGAAATGGTCAAATTTGGTACCTTGGAAAGGGAGCAAAGGTACAATTCTACCAATGTGTACAAGCTGACCAGTTATGAGTCCACAACTGATGTGAAGAGTGAGTCCACAACCCTTGTGGATACAGAGTCCACAACTGTTATGGATACAGAGTCCACAACTGTTATGGAACTAAAAGAATCTTTAAAAGAAGATATAAATAAGGGGAATGGAGTTTTAAAGGGGTTTGAGAACTTCTGCTCCGTCTATCCTAGACACAGATTGGGGCTGAAAAGGAGGCTCCATGAATACTGGACGCTAAATAGGCTTGAAAAGTCTTCCAAGGTTATTGTAAACTCCGTGAAGGAGCACGCTGACACCCCTGAGTGGAAAGAAAAGAATGGCATGTTCGTTCCGGGTGCTCAGAAGTTTCTTGAAGAGGAAAGGTGGGTTGTGTATACTGCGCCCGAACTTACACAATACGAGGAAGACTGATGAGACTAATCACCCCAGACTTAGATGACTTTATGAACCCTGTAGATGTAGAGGGTCACGTCTTCTCCCCTAATAACTTTAGGGAAGAGACATTATCTTGGATCGAAAACCGAAACCTTAAAGCTGGGTGTCAACTGCCCTGTCTAAAGAAAACAGATCTGCGCATTATTCCCGGCTCCATGACAGTGTGGGCAGGAGTGAATGGCCACGGCAAATCTGCCTTGGTTCAGCAGTTCTGTTTGTGGTGGGCGGCAGGCAAGTACACTGATAAAGATGAGAAGGTTTTGTTCTGGTCGCCTGAAATGGCATTCCATGTTCAGATTGAACGCATGGTGAAACAGACGCTTGGGGTGGGTGAGCCCACAACTATGGCCGCAAGTTATATCATGGACTATCTGGAAGGAAAAGTATTCATCTATGGAAAGGAAGAGCACGTACAGGCATCAGAGATAATCGCTCTGGCTCGATGGGCGTCTGCCAATGGGTTTACGCAGTTAGTAATTGACTCCTTGATGATGGTAGACCTCCAGACAGATCAGGCCAATCTCAATCTAGGCCAGAAGAACTTTGTCCGGATGCTCAAGGAGGCGGCTCGGACTACTGGACTCCACATTCACTTGGTTGCCCATATGCGTAAGGGGGAATCAGAAACCAAGATGGGAGACAAGATGGATATTAAAGGGAGTGGAGAAATCTCTGACCTCTCTGATTACGCCTTCCTTATCTGGAAGGATGTACGCAAGCAGGAGAAGCTGTATAATAATCCGGAAGACGAGGAATGGCTACGCAAGCCTGATGGATATCTCAAGTGCGTAAAGAATCGGTATGATCCAGAGCATCCATGCTTGGCTCTGTGGTTCAGTGGCGCACCGTTCTCGTTCAAGAGCGGGCGTAGGGCGGATATCCCTAGATTGCTTGAGCCAAGTAAACAAGAGTTAGAGAGTGGCTACGTCCCGAAGTAAAGGAGAAGAGTTATTCATCGAGCAGTTGAAGGTTGCGGGGCTGCTGATTCCGGAAGAGGAGTATAAGTTCCTTCCGGATCGGCGCTTCCGTTTTGATTTCGCTTGGCCTCGTTGGAAACTGGCAGTTGAAATCGAGGGAGCAACATGGTCTGGAGGTAGGCACTCTAGGGGTAAGGGATTCGAAAACGATTGCATTAAGTATAATTTGGCAGTCAGAGATTTATGGAGGGTTCTTAGGTTTACCACTCAAATGGTGAAGGATGGACGAGCCATTATGTTTACTGGTAAAATAATGGAACCTATGATGGCAGACGTATACAGAACTACCTTTGCCAGACAGTGGGTATACAACCCCGTTAGATGGATGCGTAAGTTTGACGATGATTGGGTAGAGGTTACCGAAGAGGAGTGGAGAGATACTACTTCCCCCGCTCCTATTTTTGAGGAACTTGCTGATGACCCTTACGCACCTCACAAGGTATTCGGGGATGAGGCAGCCTACGAACGGGAGGTAAAGTTTGTCGAAAAAATTGCCAAAATCAGAAATAAAACCTGAGTCAACCGGAAAGGTTCCTTACCGCTTTGTGATATGCAAGGTGAAGGGGTGTGTCAGGATGCATGATGATTTTTATCCTATGTGTACCCAGCATCGCAGGGCGCTTGAAATAGAGGAAGCAGAAGATGGAATATAACACCCTAAAGGATACAGTGGATGGGACCATACTTTACAATCCCAACGATACATATGTCGGCAAGTCTATAGAATCCTACGGGCGCTATCAGTTAGAAGAATTAAAAGTATTTGATAAGTTTGTGCAGTCAGGCGATACCGTGATTGACGTGGGGGCGAATATTGGAACCCATACTCTTTGGTTTGCAAATAAGGTTGGGGCATCCGGATTTGTGATGGCCTTTGAACCTCAGAGGTTAATCTTTCAAACACTCTGCGCAAACATGGCTATAAATTCAGTTCAGAATGTAGACTGTCGCCAGTTGGGTGTAGGGTATGCGAAGAGATTGGTAAAGGTTCCGGTCCTTGATCCGCTAAAGAAGAACAACTTTGGAGGGTTATCTATTGACGGCCATGCAGAGGGAGAGGATGTAGCCATTTGCAGGGTGGATGATATAGGATTGACAAGGTGTGACTTCATGAAAATTGATGTGGAGGGAATGGAGCCAGAGGTATTGCAAGGAGCGATGAACACAATTGTTGAGTGTAGGCCAATCCTCTACCTAGAACTTGATCGAGATGAGAACGTAGAATTTCTTCAGATATTTTTAGAGGAGTTGAAGTATAAGGCTGAGATGCATGCGCCTCCTCTTTATTCTGAGGATTACGAGGGGGAAAATATATTTGGTGAGGCCACATCAAAGAATGTGTTGGCCATCCCCCAGAAAATTGGTAAGACCAATTGACCAATAATCTAATTTGGCAAAGAATAATGCGGCAGACAGGGACACCGTGCCGTGGATGTGAGCAGTATCACTCGTGTGCTATCCATGAGGTTGCGTGTGAACAGTTTGAGGAGTACATTGAGACTGGAGAAATTGAACTGATACTCCCAAAAATACCAACAAAAGAAATATTCATGGGGATTTACTTTGAGGAAGAGATCGAAAGAGAACCTTAAATCATTAACACCATTATCATCTAGCATTTGGAGTAACCCAAGACGCCCTTGGACTGACATATGTTTTGCCCTAGCAGGTACAGAGAGAATAGTATCTAATTATGCTAGGCTGAAGTATGCAGGTGAGGACAGATTCTACGGAGATGTGTGGAGATACATATTCTACAAGATTAAAAAGATATCCAAGGAGAATAAGTGGAAATATCCGAATGAGCATTTTTTAGTCAGGTTAGCAGAGTTGGCTGTACAGGAGTCAATTCGGTCAGATATGTGTACTAGATGCAACGGTAAGGGTTACGTTGCCACCGGATACACTAGAATAGACTGCTTTAGTTGTGATGGGTCTGGAAAATTGAAGAGAACCGAACGTTATCGGTTCAGATTTATGAATACCCCAGAAAGAACATGGTATAGGCATTGGAGGGTTAGGTTTAGAAGGGAGGTTTTGGGGATAGTGGACGTATTTGAGGGGGAGATAGACCGAGCCCTACACCGAAGACTCTAAACCAGTTCAGCCAAACCAGTTCAAACCAGTTCAAATCGGTTGCACTTTTAAATACTGTCATCATTTAAGGGGAGGGGGGATAGAAGGCTGGCAAGGTTTTACCCCCCAATATGATATAATGCAAATAAAGGTCAGAAGATGGGGAGACCACGAAAAAAATTTTACGAAGAAGATGTGGGAATGGCGATCCAAGAATGGATGCGTGACTTGGATTGGCGGGACAGAAATTGGATACAGGATCTAGAATTACGACCCGGATCTGCGCAAGCCCCGGATCAAGAAGATGAACATTGGTTGGAGAAGATGTACCAGAGGTAGGGCGGGAGTTTTAGTACTAAAAGTCTAAACTCTGGGCGAAAAAAAAATGCCCCCCAGAAGATGGGGGGCTAATAGCGTTGCGCTTGAACTCTCGCGAAAGAGCGCGCAACTAGGAGGATTACTCTACATTAAAATCGGGTGATCTCTCTACAGCAACACCCTTATGTTTTAGAACCTTACCGTATCTTGTCCAGCAGGAAAAGACTTTGCATTCTTTTTTCCGACTGAAGCAATAATAGGCATGGTCGCAGTCATCGCAAGGACATGGTGTCAATCTTGCGTATGTCATCTGATTGCTGACCACTAGAATAGTAAGACTGCCACAATGACAGCCACCGTTATTGCTAACCAGAAGTTACGGTCTGTTAGGAATGAAGGTTTCATAGTTTCTCCTTGATTTCACTTTAGCGTCACACGCCAGACATCTAGGTTTCTGACTGGGTGCTACCGCTTGGTTTTGTCGAAATTGACTTGGGTCTTTTATTAGGTGACAGACCCGGCACACCATTCTTCGCATAGTTCAACCCTCGAATCGAGCGGGAGTTTTAGTACTAAAACTCTAATCATCTTTGACCGCTGTTATCATTTCAAGCGTAGCAGATACAATCTTAAAGCGGTGCATCACAGCATCGTGATATTCCGACAACTTGAGATTGGCTTGCCACGCACTATCGGTCATTCGACCCCGGCCCGACTTGTCTCCCTCGCATACACCAATGTATATGGGAGCACCAGTCTTGGAAAGTAACTTGCAGTAATACAGAATGGCATCTCTATCTTTCCATTTAGGTATTACGTTAAGAACATTCGCCAACGTAACGGAGTCGGAACCCCCTCGGGCAATCACAGAAGTGATCACGCCGAGGTTGTGTTCCGCGCTACGATTGTCGGGATCATAGACCATGTTGGTCACATCCCTCTCTGCCAAGTATAAAGTGGCATCTTCAAACTTACCACCACCGACATCTAGGTTGACGGTAAATGCTTTCCACTTTATCTTCTTAAAGATAGATGGAACTTTGGCAGAGTCATAGGCCATGACTCACGCAGCCTTTCTATACTCTGCGCGAGCGATGTCTGACCATTGATGGTTGTTGAACTCAAGAATCTTACCACCGAGTCTCTCTAGGCTCGTGGCTTCATCGTAGTCGTGGTGATGGTTAGCAGCATTGGTAATTCCATTAACAAACCCCCACTTCGAGTAGTCGCCAACAGATAGAAAGGCATCGGTAATCCTAATCTTGACGGGGGAAGGTAGACTGAACTTATCCCCAATCCATTCGACAGATGGTATGGTAGGAATCCTCTCGGAGATTCGATCAAGGTGTTTGACCTTTTCTCCTTCGGTTGCATCCCTCATGGTTTGAACATACCCTTTGAACCCTTCGACGTTGGTGCATCTATCCACCACCTTGCGAAAGTCCGAGATGATATCATAAGGTAGGTTCACTCCGCTTTCCCAATACTGGGGCAGAACACCAAGAGGCAACCGTACTGATCGGTGTACCCGACGCACACCATCACCCGGACGATCCCCCATCATTCCATTGTCACACATAACAACGCGAATGAATCGGTTTAAGTCTACCTGTGCTAGACCCACCGAGCTGTTACTCGCCATGAAGCCACCGCGAACAACCTGACCTCGCTTCACTTCATACTCTAGTTCGGGTAGTAACACCTTGACGTTGAAGAACTTGTCATTGACATTGCACGATCCCAACTCGTAGCGGTGCAACCTATCCAACACAGGGTCGAGGCAATCCAAAACCATCTCGTCATCAATGCGAGCATACATATCCGATAGAAAGGCGTTCACCTTGTTACCATCCTTGGTGCAACGGAACATTCTATTTGCTCTGTTGTCCTTTCTATTGTGGAACCAGTAACTAACATTGTCGTGAATGAGGGTTTTAGATTTCTGAGTGGATTCCATCTTGGTCATGTATCCCTTATGGATACCACACCATGTGCCCACTTGATCCAACGAGTGCTGAGTCCACTTGAACGTCTGATCATGGGGATAGCCACTGCCCAATGGAAGTCTAACAGCACCCCCATCTTGGGTGACCAAGACATTCTTGACGTCCACCACGACGTCTAACTTATCTCTGGCGCGACGATCTACCACTTCGCGTAATGCTCCGTAATTTCCTAGACCTTGTTTCATTTTATTCTCCTTAGAGATTTGCGGGTTGAGGTTTTCCATTGTGTTCGGTTACACCAACACTCTGGTTCGGTACATCGTTTGGGTTTGGGTGTCCACCACCCAACAGGTGGTTCGGTTGGAGGTTCACGCTCCATTGCTTGAGGGCTACCGACGATTAGTTTCTTAGGCATCGCAACTCCTCGTTTGCTTTTTCAGTTCTTCCGTGGCTTTTACTTTCTTAGGTGTGGGTTTAAAACCTTTAGCGTCCATCCATCGTAGGTGAATTGACGTTCATCAGTTTTAGTTTCGATTAGTTCATCTTCCTCGAACAATTCTGACACAAGTAAGTGGA